CGGCATCTTATCGCTGCCACCCTGTACCAACTTTCCCGCCTGCTGGACCGCTTTGAGCGCGTTGGGATCTTTAGGGTTGCGATGAAAATCAAGCAGCGCCTTTTCTACGTGGGGATAATTGGTGGGATCTGCTTTTTGATAACCTTTAAGATAGTTTGTAATGGTCTTGTTCCAGCCATCAAGCGCAGCCTCATGCCCTTTATAGGCTGATATGGCCGCCTTGGTTGGTGCCACACCGTAGCCATTTGTCAAAATATCATGCAGGTTTTTGGCCTCATCCTTAGCATTGGCCCGCTGCTCTTTGGCCAGATCCCCAGCATGTGCCGCTTTGGCCGCGTCAATCCGCCCGGCTGCATTGGCATTAGCCGCTGCCACCTGACCAGCCGCCGCAATCTGATGCCCGGCAATACCGGCATTAGCCTTGGCGTTTTCTACCGCCAGGGATTTCTCATTGGCTGCCTGAGTAACCAGCGTGGCAATCTGCTTGTCAAAGCGGCCATCCTTATTACCGACATTCAACAGATTCATGTGCTGATCGGTTGTCAGGCCAAGGGTCTTGATCTGCTCATTGGTTGGTGCAAGTCCATTATTGGCATTAATCCGGGTCGCTGCCGCCACCTCATCCTTGTACTTGGCATCAATGGCAGCATTCTGAGCATTAACACTCCCCTTTGACCAGTCAACACGGTTGCGTATCGCTGTCGCTGCGGCCGGATCAAGCGCACCATTAATCGCAATCATCGGCCCGCTCTTACCCTCCCAGGCCTTACCACCGGTTGCCACACCTCCACCCGCAGCGGCCGGGCCAGCTGGTGCTGCAGCAGCAGGAGCTGCCGCAATCGGAGGTGTCGGGGAACTGAGCGGGGCAGCATTAGGTGAAGTTCTGATACTCTGCATAGAAGCGGGACCGGCAGGAGTTGGAGCACTGGCCAGCGGCCCCATCTTTCCGGGCTGCGGAGTAAACTGCTGACCAGCAATACCAATAGTGCTGTTCTGTGACGGACCAGCCACACCGATACCTGAATCAGCCAGGATCTGCTCTTTACTGCGTGGCGCTGATGGTGCTGCCGATGGATTTAAAATACTGACGTTAGGATTTGAGTAATTCGCTATTTCTCTGAAATCGTTAAAAGCCATGACGCACCTCGCTTTGTCCGTCGCAATTACGGCGGATACTATACCTTAAAAAAATGGGGTGAACAACGAATTACTTTGCAATCCCGATCACGCTATTAGACACCGCCTGAACCATTGCCCCGGCCGTATGGGCCTGTGTTGACGCACCTCTGATTGCATTGGAGGCCTTGCTGCTTTCAATCTGAATATTGCCGTTGTACTTTGCAATCGCCTCCTGCAGTTCCAGCTGGTTTTTCTCCATCTGTAGCTTCTTCTCGGTGGCGGTGATATCGGCATTAGCCTTGAGCACATCGGCCCGCATCATAGCCGCCTTGACAATCGCCTCAACCTTGGTGATTTCCATCTGTACCTGAGTCCGGTACTTCTCAAGGATCGACGTTATCAGCGTGGTGTAGATCTCGCGGAAGATGGAACTGTACTTATAGGCAAAATCCATGTGCGCAGCCTCAACCGCCACACCCTGCTGAATCGAGAACTGCAGGTTATCCTTGGCCCACGCGGTCATTAGTTCCTCAATCTTGCGGCTCTGATCAATCTTGGCATCGTGATTATCGGCCATCAGCTTCTCAATCAGAGCATTGGTCTGCCCGTTGGCATAACGAAAGCCCCGGCTAGATGTATTGGCCTTGATGATATCAATCTGATCCGCCAGGGTACGGGTCAGCCGCTCCTTGCCCTGATCAAAAATTGCATCCTGAAAAGCCGCATCCGGCATGCCCATGCTGGCCACGTAATCCATCAGGGTGCTCTGAATGCTATCGAGCTGCGCCGATTCCCATACGTGGGTCTTGTACTTGGTCAGCTCATCCTGTCCCGGTGCCTGGGGAAACGGATCGGCCACGATATCGCGGATAGATCCCATTACCTCGTTCACGGTTGGCAGACTGTTCACATCAATCTTGTCAATCACACCAACATCCACATACTCCGGGCCGGTCAGAAACACATCCCACGTACCCAGCGCCGCCGATTCCAAACGTGACAGTGCCGTAAAAGCCTTATCCTTGACCTGATTAAAATAGCTGGTGTTACTGCTGTATATGTTTGCCACGTCTGCAGCTGCCATTATCCACGCTCCTGTGTTGCCAAAAAGTAACTGGCCCCATACACGGCCAGGATATTCACATCAAACCAGATCCCCACAACGGCGCTAATCCAAAACCCTGAACACATCCGACACTCAAGCATGTGCTTACCACGCGACATAAGCCGTGGGGTGCGTTTCATCAACCAGAAGCGGGGCCGGTCCATGATAGCCGACGAAGCCACCACAAAGGTCACGGCATACGCGGCCAAAGTTGCATAAATAAATTCACTCATATAACCCGCCTCACTATAATCTTGCCTGACTGAGCATTAGTAAAGACAATAGTACCTAAAGAAGTCCATGCATCTGCGTCTGTCCAGCAAGAATGAAAATCATAAAGATAAATTAGACTACCAGCTTGTTTGCTGCTAAACTTCCCATAAAATGTTTTATTTGCCGTTGTTGTATCTATTTTTGCTGTTAAGCAACGCAGAACGCCACCACCTAATATAAACCCAGTAGTTGTTGTCCCATAGGCAGCCCTAGCCGTAGCATCATAGTTATACAATAGACGATACAGTGTATTTGATGTTGCATCATTATTTGGCCTAAAAGACATTGCATCATCATCTGCTGTTGAATTGCCGACATCTCCCATAATATCAATCTCATACAACCCCGCTACAGTCTGTATATTCAGAGGTACAGATGTGGCCGAACTGTAATTTATATATGCAACACTGCCAGCTTCTAACAAGAAATCAGAAGTGGCAGAAGATAAGTCTGTAACCGTGTACCCCGAACTTCCGGTTGGCCCCGTAGCGCCAGTATCTCCTTTAAAGGTTTCGGCAGCAAATCGAACAACAACATCATCCTGCACACCAAGCACATAGCCGTTGGTTAGATTCGCGACTTCATTATAATCAGGTATCTTTGCCATTATGTAAGCTCCACTGAAATCTTTTCCCCGTTATGATCCAGAATAAACTCATTGTTATGATCGCACAGGTAGTACCCTAATAAACCCCTTGGAGGCAGTTGCACCTCTGTTATGACTATCTCTGCACTGGCAATAGATTGAACATCAAACCACTCGCTCATTGGGAACACCGTTCACAAACATGTTTGTTCATACCGGATTCACAGGCGTCAGTATCCAGTTACCAGCAATAGCTAACTTGTTGTCAGTAAAGATTGCTTTTTTAAGATCACCAAAAGACGCATAGTGGACAATCTTAGTTCCGCCCCGTGAGTGAGCACTAAAGTCAAGCAGGGCCGAATACAGGAAGTGTTCAAGATTGTCTTTGCTGAATGAGCCAAACGGCCAGCAATAGGTTTCCGGCTTTGGTGGATTCCACGTTGCTGACGGTACAACATCAGGCCGGGGCTGGCCAATACCGGGGAAGTTCAGCTCAAACCTGCGAGTGCGTGTTTCTGCCCACAAGGTATCTTCAACACCGCCCATCATATTGCGGCACCACTCAGGATAAAAGAAGTCCAGGCCACCATCATTAATCATCAACGGACTGTACGACATTCCAGATCCTTCTGCCAGGCCAAGATAATCATAGAAACCATAGGCCGCTATATCAGCGTCAAGCGGTATTCCTTGTGATGGTGGTATCGGCAGGATTATAACCATCGAAACATTTGGTTCTGGTGGCCCGAACTGATCCCCTTGCGTAACAACCGCCCCATTCAAACCATAAATCTGCTGCGGGGCCAGAAGCGGAAACGGGTTGTAACTGTACTGGACTTCACAGACGGTTGAACGTGTACCGTTGTTTTCAAGCACAAACTTTTCCGTACCGGTAGCCTTTACGCTGTCCTTAATCAGTATCTTGTGGAACAGGGCGTTACCCATTGCCTGACGAAACGTGGCCGTTTTTGTGGACGACTCAGAAAAGGTAAGCTGCTCAGTTGTCTCTTTGAAGAGTGAAACGCCATTAGTTCTGTCAATGTAATAGGGTACTCGCTTAAACATCGAACAGTTCTCTTTAATGCTGCTGCTCGGACTCTGGTTTGATCCTTGCCCACAGGTGGTAAAGACTCCGTTATTGGCTACTATCTTTTCAACGGTCTGTACCCGACTCCACCCAAAGTTCACTTCAAACATGCGCTTCAGTTTAACCTGATACGATGTTGTGTCCGATCCGATGGTATTAGTAATAGAATGTTTCCACGATTGAGACTCAGACGACAATCCGCTGACGGTTGTAGTATTGCCGCAATCGGTATACCATTCACAGGCGTTTGTCACCGTACCTTACCCCCACCGCACGAACCACATCCAGCCGATCCAGCCGGAACCGGGGACTTTAAGGCAATACCCCGCAAAGCCTGTAACCCGGTTAAAAAGTCAATATCCCCGTAGGTGCTGTCAACAACGACATACTGACCTACCAGCGAGATATACGAATCCAGCGGGAAAATATCAACACCAGCCAGTTCACACTGCTGCTTGTATATTTCATAGCGGTAATCCGGTTTGATTGATTTCAGAACCGATAAAGCATCATGGATGTTCATGGACACGTACCCGATCCGCTACAATGCCAGTACCAATCTTGAGCACAGTAGACTCCGTTTCTTGCACAATATGGTGAGCAATCACCATAAAATATTTTGTTCTGACGATACACGCCACCACCGCCCTGAGTATAGAGCGTTGGAGCCGCTTCCCAATACGATTGAGCGTCCATAGCACCACCGCAACCGTTCCCGCACGGGCCACAATCCGTATTAATTGCGGGACCACTTGTACCCATGCACCAGTCACCATCAGGAAGCTGCGTTTTAAAGGTGGCTATACATCCACATTCATCTGTGGCTGTTATTGTTACTGTCCCACACTCCCCTGTAAAATCGGCAGAACCCCCTTCGGTTATCGTTCCGGCGCTCACGGTCCACGTCACAGTGCCATTTGCATTGTGTGCGAAATACGTACCGCCACCACCGTACCCCGGCCCTTCAATATACATAGTGCCGGTACAAGAGTTTGCAGCGTGGTAGAGCGTTGCAGTTACTCCATGTGGCTGCAATGTAGCGGTTACGGTGTACTCATCACAAATACCCTTCCCGCATACATTCCCCTCACCGTTGGCATCGCCGCCCCACTCAAGGGTGCAATAAGGCCCATTGGCATTAGCCACAAAATGCAGACAATCACCCACAGCGCCATCCAGAAAGATTGATACTGCCGTTGCTTGTCCATACGTTACCAGCGGTACGGTTGTGGTTGTCACTCCGCTATCAGTGCCGGTGATTTCATAGGTTACATCCGAGCTGTAGACAAGTTCCTCACTGGTGCCGTTTTCCAGCCACAGGCCGCGCATTGTACCATTCTTGCGGAACTCCATCCGATTAGTGCTTTCGGTTTGTGTCCCACTGGTGGCAAATTGAGAAGCGGTTTTGAGTGTAAAGATTGTGGGGGAGATAGTATAAACCGCACCGTCAAAGGTCATGGTCGTACCGTCTTTTGAAAAGAACGCCGGGGTTTTAAGCCGTGACGTTTCAAAAGCATCACCGATCTGTTCCCACCCTGACCCCTTCTGCTTCAACAGCTTTAGTCGGTATCCATTTGAACCATCCACAGCTGCAACCAACAAAACCCCTTGCTGATAACAGGCACCGGCTACAAGATGTTTATCCAGGTCAACCGTGGCCAGAACTTCGCCATCCTGATACACGTTATTTTTAAAGCAGGTAAAATATTGCTTAGTCGAGCCAGGATCACCGAGTACGTTTTCAACTTCGGTCAGGCCGGGGATGTTATAGATCGTATCAATTAGAAAGTGCCGGTTGGGGATACTGTGCCACGACAGCACTTTTCCATCCGATCCAATCCACCACATATTTCCATAGTTTTCGGAAGAGGACCATTCGCACGACAATCCATCGGCGTCCAGCAACCACGTACCTTTATCATTATCCTGAAGTGGGTACACATAGCGGTTTTCAATCTCGCTGTAGCCGCTGGTTGCTGGCCGATAACCGCCGCCATAAACACCTGTTATCTGTAATTCATTGCCCTGATTGTCAAAGAACGGTATTTGCTTGACCTGACCGGTACGGGGATGCAGCAGAAAATCACCACCAAGGATATGCAGGATTGCATCGGTTGGTGTGTATTTGCAGATGATGGTGCGCGGTCCATCCGTCAGGGCTTTTACACCACGACTCTTTAAGGCCAAACAGCGCTTGGCGAACCAGACATAATCGGCGGCTTTCTCGCTGGTTGGCTTGATGGCCATTACTGCACCCGCTGAGAAAGAACCGGCAGCACTTCCAGGCTTTTCAAGGTAAAATCGGCACCATCCACATTAGCCACCGTAAAGGCCCAATTGGTGCCCCGTATACCACGGGCCAGCTTGATCCGCCTGCGGTGCATCCCCTGCTTGCCATCATCACTCACAAGGTAGCCACTGCGCTGGATCTGCTCATCGGTCAGCGTGGTCAGCTCCATCTCGCCATCAATCCTCAGATGCAAAAACACATCCGGTACATGCTTGGCCCGATCGGCCCCCAGCTGGTTCGTCGGCGTAATCGCATAGGCATCCACCTGAGCAGAACCATCCAGCGCACCCAGGTAACGGGCATGCCCCCCGGTGGCCAGATTAATCACCCACACCTCACCAGTATCATCCTCAACGACATAACCCCGGATGGTTTCACTAAAGGCCAACGCCTCAGCGGCCCGGCTGGCAATGATCGGAGCGGTGCCGGTGATGTGTTCGGCAAAACTCAGCAGCTCGGCAGATCTGCCGATCATGACACCACGGGCCGATTCGACAAAACTCAGCCGTTCCGCTGCAGTGCCTTTGATTGTCACCGTGCCCCGTGTCAACTCGCTGAAGCGTAAGGCCTCAGCCGACACCCCGGATTGATAGACAATACCGCTGCTCTGTTCGCTGAATGTAAGAGACTCGGCCGACACACCGGCAATAGCTGGATAACCGGTGGTAGCCTCAAGAAATGCCAGCGCCTCCGATGAGGCACCCACCAGAACGGCGGTGCCTACATCGTGGGCCGATAGAGATAGGATCTCAGCCATAGCCGACTCCTATCAGGTTGATGGAATGGTGAACGTGCCACCGGTAGCCTGTACGGGAGTAGTTGCGCTGATTGATGTTGATGCCAGCTCAAAATCACCACCGCCACCGGTTGAGGTAATAGTGCCCTGCTTGCGCAGATAGGCGGTTGTAGCCGTGCCGGTATCGGCTGCATCATATACATCACGATACCATGCAGCGGTCCCGCTGGCATCGGCGCTGTTGTCTTTCCATGTCTGAGTGCTGGTGAGCACACCGGCCACCGAGCGGGCATCATAATCACAGCAATCCACGGCGGTCACACCCAGGGTTGTCCCGTTGGTGCCATCCGGCAGGCCTGAAGAGGCCACCGTAGCAGTCACTGAAGCGGTCACGGTACTGGTACAGGTCAAGGCGTTCAGCGTTGCGCCAGATCCCACCGGGCCATAGATATACAGATCGGCACCGGTTGACGTGGCGGTGAAGCCCGACCACGGTTTAATAGTGCTGCCGTTGATAGCCGTAGCCAGCAGGGCCGCCGTGGTGGTGGCATCGGTCACACTGGTAACGGCGGCATGGATCGGAGAACCGCCCATCTTGATTGTAACGATTCCGCCCATCGTACCGGCAATTGTCACCTTCCACTTTGGCAGCGTTTCAAAGGTGGCCGCGTTTCCGTCTTTGGTCAGCACCGCCAGCAGCGTACCGTTGATAGCGCTGTCAGCCGTGGCCGGAATTGTACCACTGTAGATGTTGCGCTTGAAGTTTCCGATGGCCGAACGAACGTCAACACCGCTGGCAATCAGGTTGGCAAGTTTTGAAGAGAGCTGTACTGTCATGGTCTTACTCCTTTTAGATAGAATCTAGTTCCAGATTAAGGGCAGGAAGTTGGTTATATGCAGGCAGCAGATCCGAAGTCTGGAATAGGTAATGCACCAGCCCGTTCTTTTCACGCACGGCCGCGCTGCCATAATTGCCATAGTCGTATGAAACTTTATTTTGAGACAGGTTGACCATCCGGCCGGTACTGTCACCGATACACACCCCGCGATGGCTGGCAAAGATCGCGCATGTTCCGCCCATCTGAGCCACCGGGCACAGTTCACCTTTCACCGTGCAGCCCGTACCCATAATCACGCCATAGGGTGCAACATGGATATCTTCAAAGCCGCCATCCTGGGGATCTTTACCCGCCAGAAAATGAATCTCGGCCATACTGCCGATCCACAACCCGGCATCGGTACGGCGGATCATGGTTATGGCATCATCCAGCGCAATCACCAGTGAGTAGCGTTCGTCACTGGCATCATCAAGCGCCTTACTGCAATACACCTTGTTGCCAACCGCCCAATAATCACGGCCGAACATGCTCTCGGTAATCGGCTGAAAGGCCAGCTCACTGACCGTTGCAGGCCTGCGGGCAATATTGCCATCGTTGTCCGGGTCCACATTCACCAGATCCACGCACTCCCCCTTGCTGATATCCAAATCAGCCGGGTCGGCCACGTTGTTCATGGTCACAAATCGGAAGGTGGTTGACTTCATCACCAATCCCCCGTGTACTCATCATAGGGCTGTGTCTCATCAAACGATTCCTGCAGGGCAGTCGTGGCCGGTCCAAACTCGCGCTCAAAATCAGCCAGGGCAGCAGCCGCCTTGCGGGGATCGTACATCTCGGTATCTTCTACGCTCCGCTTGCGGTACACCACCCACGGCACCAGCTTGATATGCAGATGCAGGTCAATCTCCGGCTCGTCGTTCAACCCGGCCATATCGGCCAGCGGCAAGCGGGTAACGGTCAGGGCCAGCGTACCATTGACTTCAGGGGTCCGGTACAGGCGCAGCTTGCGCTTCTGAAAATCGGTGATGTATCCCGAAACGCTGCCGGCATGACTCTCCCATCCGGCCAGATTAGCATCCAGATCCTTCCAGCTGATCCGGCTGAGTGGCTTGTCAGCATCGGACCATTTCACCCGGCGCACCTTCAATACTCGGGAGTCCAGCGAATAGAGCGCGTTGCCTGCCGTTACCGCTATACTGCAGATGGCAGTCGTGCTGCTATCGGTCAACAGCCGGGCACGGCGGCAGGCCTCCTGCTCGGCCTCGTTAAAATACAGCAAGGCCTCTTCCTGGGTCAGACTGAAATCAGAATCAACCAATCCCACGGTATCGCGCAGCGCCAGCCGGGCCGCTTTCAAAAGGTCTTTAAAGGTCATTTCTTTTTCCCTTTACGAATCGCAGCCAGCGCTTCCCACACCGCAGCCGGTTCGATCTTGTCCATACACTCGGCCGCCATTGACTCCGTATCACCGGGGCAGAACTCCCGCGTATAATGCAGACGGTGGCAGGGGTAGCAGGCGCAGCCCGTTGGTGTCAGACTGGCCGTGTTGTACCAGTGCTGGGTAAGGTTCTTTTTACTGGAATGAGAGAGCATCACGATCTTGGCGTTCGGTTCGTGGGCCACGCTGTTGAGTACACCAGTCTCAGGACCGATCACCACATCAGCCGCCTGAGCCAGCGCCAGGGTATCCCTGATAGCAATCTCTCCCGACAATTCAACCACACGCGGCTCTTTGTCCCACCCTTGCTCAAGGAAGCGACAGGCATCATCTCCCACCATGATCACCTGAGCATCGGGCCACTCCAACATAATCCGGGCAATCACTGCATCCATGTGTGGATAAAACTTGTGGTGCGACGATCCAGACAAGGACCAGACAACCGTGAATGGCGCTTTACTGGTCAGCAGATCTGCCGCCTGTTTTTCCTTATCCGTAGGATAGAACTGCTTGACCGGCTTAAACTCCACCCCGGCCAGCTCGGCGGTCCAGTCAAAATAATTCAGGTTCAGCCTGCGGTGGCGCACTTCATGGGGCCAGCCATGATTAGGCCGCCCCGGTATCCCCAGCAACGTTCCTTCGATACTTTCCGAAAGGTTGATGAACTTGTCAAAGCGCGTGGCCTGCTCCCGCCAGAAATAGGGCAGTTCATTGTTGGGCACCTGATCCTTATCCTGAATGTACCAATCATCAACGTTCGGATCGTGGGCGATAATATCCTTACCCTTGGGTGTGGTCATAACCGTAACGTGATAGCCCTGCTCTTTCAGGCGGGGCAGGATCGTAGCAACCTGCAGCATATCCCCAAAGCCACCATAGCGGCAGACACAGGCGGTCTTTTGGGCGGATACCGGGGCCAAGGTCAAGGGTCCAGATGCTTCACCTTTGCGGGCAACGAATAGAATTGAATATTCATCATCCTGATCACGTTCCTCATTCAACTCCACAGTCCAGCCCCAGCCAGATCCTGATAAAATCCGTTCAACATCCCCCGGATAGATATCATGCTTATGGTCCGGGTTCGCTCCCGGTTCGCCGCACTTGGGGTACAGGTTGGCCGATGGCACATACAAGCAGAGATATCCGCCCGGCTTGATCACCCTGGCCCACTCATCCAGCGCGGCCTGCATGTCGGTCATGTGTTCCAGTACATGCGACGAAAACACAGCATCAAACGAATCATTAGCAAACAGGGCAAGGCTGGCCGCGTCACCTACAACGTCGGCCGCCCCTTTACCAAAATGGTGCCCTGAGTCGTATCCTATAAAATGAGGGAAAGCCTTTTCCTGACCACAGCCAATTTCCAAGACCCGGCCGCGAGTATACTTTGGCAACAGATACTTGATCTTTCTCGACTCAAACCCACAGCTTGTCTCGGCGCTCCATGTCATAGAAGCTCTTTCCCTTCTCCATCAAAATAAATTCCATCCTGCACGTAGCAGGCTCCATTACTGGAACCGGTAATTGTTCCAAAATCAGCCGAACGATCCAGCTCCTTACGGCCATCACTGACCGGAGCGGCAGCTGGTGGTGTCTCTGTCGGTTCACCACTGTCTTTCTCTGCTGCCGGTTCCTCAACCGGCGTGGCCGGTTCGGTTACTTCCGTAGACTCTGCCGGTGTCTCAGTCACACCCAGCAGATCCTGATCCTGCGGTACTGCTTCAGCCTTAGCACCTTTTCCCGCCATCGTTGCACCCTCCCCCCGGATATGATGGAATTACGAAGTTTCCAGATCCGCCACCGCTGATTGTGTTGGTGGCGCTGCCGGAGATATCGGCACCGTAGGTATCGGTAACACCCGTGCGAGTACCCTTATCGGGCATATTCTGAGGCTGATTGCTTACGCCCTGTGGGCGCTGAAATTGATTATCCATGATATACCTCGTTTAAAGCTGGGGGAGGTTGCCCGGCCTCCCCCGCGTTTCGTCGTCTGCCGGGCCAGATTGCGACGATTAACTAACCTGCAGAATCCCACTTGACAATTCGGGCATTAGCCGCTGCTGTCTGAGCCAGGGCGAAACCTTCCAGCGCATACCATGCGATACCACGGCTGCGGCCGTAATCTCCGGGGATCTTTCCACGGATCTCTTCAGGGATGGCCACACCCTCAGCAACGGTGTCCTCACCGAAGAAATAGCACCAGTTACTCTTTGCGTTGGCAAAGGTGCCCTTGGCAATGCCGGTCTGCTCGGTGAAGCGCACACCTTCGTAACGGCCGATTTCACCGTTCAGGATCATACCAAAACCCTGCTGAGTGTACTGGTGTACGCTCTCAACATTGTTTTTGAAGGTACGGAAGGTAGTAGGATGAGCAACAGCCATGTAATCCTCACCCATGTAGCCCGGAATATTGCGCTCTTTCATCACGTCAACGATGGACTTGATGTGATCCTTGTTGAGCGCCACATTGTTGGTGCCGGTAATCGTGCCGTTGGTGTAGAGCGTAACAGCAGCGGTATCGGTTCCACCGGTAGGGATAACGCGCAGCGGAGTCTTGTTGAACTCGGCATAGGACGCTGCATCAAAAGCCTTGGTGGCATCGTTCTTGAGCACCTTCTTGATAATCTCGGTGATCGGATGTTCACTGAGGTTATCCAGCAGGCCGGTGTACGGCACGGAATTGCCCATCTCAACGATGGTCATAGTGCCCTGCGTGATGGTGAAGTTTGTTTCCGGCATGGTGCTGGTTTCAACCAGTGTCGTACCCTGGTTAGCCACGTCAGAATAAACATCCCAATGGAACAGCTGACCCTTGCCAAGTCCAACAGCTCCCTCTTTTACATCGCAGAACTGACGGAACTTGCACATCGGCTGCACAGCCATGCGCAGCTTCTTGGAAAGATTGGGGGCATACATATAACCACCCAGCGAGTTTGTTACCCATAATTGTCCAGCCATGATAAATCTCCTTTGCTACCCTTGGCCCCGCGCTTGCTTCATCTGAGCCACCACGGCAGCGGGCGAGTTATCGTCAGGCTGCTGCTGGGTGTTCAGATCCACTCGGCCATTGGCCGGGGTAATCGAATCGTAAGTTTGTTTTCGCTCTTGGCGAGTTTGGTGTGACGTTTGCTGCTGTTGCTGCGGCTGCGGTGCAAACGAGCTGATGAAATCGCGCACCTCTTTCAC